AGACCCCCCGCGAGGGGGGTCTCGGCGCAGTGCAGTGCACCTCTACCTATGTTTCGGAATGGCCTTGGATTTACACCCTTGGCCTAATCCGGAGTGTTGGTAGTTGTCCGGGGGAATAAACCCCCGGAAGACCAGAGGAGTTCAAACAATGCCATGTACAGCTGATGGACCATAAACAAAGGTCCATCCCCGGTAAAACGGGTAGTGGGGTGTCGCGTACCGCGTCAGAGGAGTGGATTTATATCCGTCCGGGTCTTTCGATCCAGAACGGTTCCACTGTTCGAACGCGGCGCAACACTACCATTAGGCCAGTACATGGGAGTCAGGTAACTGACTCGGAGGGGCATCAGTGGAAAACCCGTAAAGTAGGTTCTCTCGCTGATATTGGAGGCAACTTCTATACCCAGAGGAAGTACGCCGAGGAGAAATTCTCGAACGTCCACCTCGTGGGGATTAGTGGAAACCGGACATCAGGCACGTACGTCGAGTCCGTCTATGACGGGAACGTACGTCCGTGCGCTATGGTCGGTTTGTCGAACTACGGTATGGCTTTTCCGCCGGCGAGTGATTCGTCGACGTCCCAGCTAAATCAGCTGGGGGCCACCGCAGTTAGACTTGCCTCGCCCACAAATTCCGCCGCTAACATGTCGGTCGCCCTGGGCGAGCTGTTACGGGAAGGCTTACCTAGCCTCCCCATGCACGCCTGGGAAACAGGGATCGGAACCCTTAGAAATTTGGGTAAAGGTCACCTGTCGATCGCATTTGGACTTAACCCGGCCGGTCAGGATATTGCAAAATTCCTGAACGCGGTCATCTCTGCCGATCGTATTTTAGATCAGTATGAGAGGGACGCGGGCCGTGTTGTCCGTAGGCGGTGGGATTTCCCATTGTTCACGGACCAGAGTGTCCAAGTGTTTTCTGGGGTCGGGCACGCCGATTATGGCATGCTCGACTCCAATCACTTGGCTCCTGGTCCGGCCACGCATGTTAATCGCGTTCGAGAGATCGAACGCCGTCGGTGGTTTTCGGGATCGTTCACCTACTATCTACCAACCGATTATGACAGTCGGAAGGTGATGGCAAGGTATCGACTCCTAGCCGATAAGGTACTCGGCTTATCACTGACGCCAGACACTGTCTGGAATTTGGCACCGTGGACTTGGGCCGTTGATTGGTTCTCTAATGCTGGTGACGTCTTGAAAAACGTCACCAACTGGACCGTCAACCACCAGGTAATGCAGTATGGGTATCTGATGGAACATACCATCGTTAAGGATACCTACACCCGTCCGGTGTCGTCGTTTAATAACGGCGCTCCGTGCGGCGCAACGGTTCTGGTCACAGAGACCAAGAAGCGATTGCGTGCAAACCCCTTTGGTTTTGGAGTCTCCTGGGAGGCTTTGTCACCCTTCCAGATCTCCATACTTTCTGCTCTGGGAATTACCCGGAGCGGAAAGTAGTGTACCATCTGCGTCGTAACGCCGATGGGGTCCGAGAACCGGGCCCTAGGAGTGATGTCTATGGCACTAACCGATCCACAAACCGTTACCATTTCGGGGACTCCGATCTCATTGCCACGCACTAGCGTGGATAACGATGAGTCGGAGTACACGAGTGGCGACGGCCTGGTTCAGCTGACGGTCTCGCATTCCTATGGAAAGCGGAACCGCCGGCTTGCCCGGATCGACCATGCGAAGATCGCCTCGGATCCGTTTAAGCCGAGCGAGAACGTCAGAGTCGGAATGGCCGTTTACACGGTTTTCGACCTGCCGCCCGCCGGCTATACAGCGGCCGAGGCGTTGGCCATCTGGTCGGGTTTCACAACCCTCCAGACGGCCACTTCGAATGCGTTCGTCACCAAAGTTCTCGGTGGCGAATCGTAGTAGTGGCGACGAGATTGACGAAAGCGAATTAAGTTCTTCCTCGGAAGAGGAGGTTCCCAACCGCTCTAGTTGGTCCCGTCGTAGACCTTCGGCGAGAGACGAGGAGAACGAGTTCACTGTTCACCTTCGGGTCGGCTATAAAACCGTCCTGTTGGTAATGGTGGTATTCGATTTCCTCCATCTCTCGATTCGAGAGATCGTGGACTCAAACGTCATTGAGCAATTGCTCGGTGTACGTTAAAGGTCCATGACCCCGCCGTAAGGCAGGTCTGTGCTCCACAGGGAGCATCACCCCATGGTGTCAGCGTAGTATACCCATGTAAATGCGCTAGGTAAAGGATGTTGAGTATGTGTCACGAAAGTGACTGTAACAGGAAGTGGCCGGGTGGGGAGCTAACGCTTAACAAAGCGAGAGCTTTCCTATTCTGCCACGTTCCGGTAGATGCGTCGCCGGAAACGTTCTACTGGCTGGTCATGTCGACCCGCCCGAGGATGTGCCCGAACGATCGCAAGTACCTACTCGACGTCCACCTCGAGGACAAAGTCCTAGAGGCCTGGCGCGATGGGTACGCGAAAACCGCCGCTAGCAATAACGGCGGCAGCTGACGTAGCGACGTCATAGACTATGGATCGTCTTACCTCCTATAATGGGGGGGACGTGAAAAGCCTGACGTCACTCTGGTCCATGATCGCCGAGGAATCGGCGATCAGGTGCTGCACTAGCGCCACGCTTGACATTAATACCGTCAAGCGGCGAGTCGAACATGAGGGGTTGTCGTTTTTAACGATAACCCTGCCAGACCTCGGAAAAGCCATCGAAAAATGGCTGGACTCTGGTAAGGCCGGTATCGACACGTCCTTTGAAACTAACGGACGTGGAAGGCTCCCCCGATTTCTCGGAGGTTTCTTCAACCGTGTGTTCGACCGTGGTAGTGGCTTGTTACTCGACAAGCCTTGCATCGATTCCATACTTGCCTTGCGCCAGCTTACGCTGATGTTTGGCAAGATGCAGCTTGAGTGCTCCCCAGCACGTAAAGCTGCATCGATACGAGGTTATATCGAGTGTGAGCAGGATGTTCGCCGCTCCGACGCGGAACGATCCGAGAGAGATCTCGAAGAGTTTCGCGCTATGTCGGAGTTGCTGTTCGGCCAGTTATTCGAACGAATGAACCGAGAGGTTTATTTCGGTCGGCTGGTACCGAAGCATGGCCCAGGATCGACCGCCGACGGACTAATGGGAAACCAAAAGTTCCGTCAGCGGACCTGGACCAGACGGCTCGAGTCAGTTTTTCCGGCTCGTAGCTACCTCATTCCGAATTGGCGTTTTACGCCCGTCCTGGATGAGGTGAACATCCTCGAACCCGGTAGAGAGGAACCAGTAAAGGTAACTCTCGTTCCTAAGACGCTCAAGACACCTAGAGTAATTGCCATGGAGCCAACCTGCATGCAGTATATGCAGCAGGCGGTTCTGTGGTCCTTCCTCTCGAACTTCTACAGGGATAGACTCCTGTCGAAGTTGATCGGTTTTGACGACCAGGGGCTAAACCAGTCCCTGGCACGCCAAGGTTCGATTGATAACCGAACCGCGACACTCGATTTGAGTGACGCTTCCGACCGTGTCTCGAATGAGCTCGTTCGGTCCATGTTCGCTCGGTGGCCATTTTTGGAGATGGCTATCGATGCGACTAGGTCCCGGCGGGCTCTCGTAGATGGTAAAGTCATTAGACTAGCCAAATACGCGTCTATGGGTTCAGCACTTTGCTTCCCTATAGAAGCAATGGTCTTTACGACCATGATCTTCGTGGGGATTCAGAGATCGCTTAACAAGCCCCTTTCCCGGCAAGACGTAAAACGTCTGTCGGGCCAGGTGCGAGTCTATGGGGACGATCTAATTGTCCCTGTAGATCATGTGCTGTCTGTCGTTGAGACTCTCGAGGCTTTCGGCGCTCGAGTTGGTCTCAGCAAGTCCTTCTGGACTGGAAAGTTCAGGGAGTCTTGCGGAAAGGAGTATTATGACGGGCACGACGTTAGTATCGTCCGTGTTCGCCATTTGCTCCCAACACGACAGCAGGATGCTATCGGGGTAATATCGATGGTATCCCTCCGGAACCAGCTTTTTATGGCTGGATACTGGAGGACCTGTCGAATTCTGGACCAAAAGATCGAAGGGTTGATTAAGTTCTTCCCGACGGTCTTACCAGAATCCCCGGTGCTGGGCAGGGTGAGCTCATTGGGTTATACCTTTGAGCGTTTGCACCCATACCTCCATAGTCCCTTAGTCAGGGGCTACGTGGTGGAGGCCAAACCGCCAGTTAACGCTATTGGCGAGGATGGTGCCCTTCTCAAGTGTCTCCTCAAGATGGGCAATCACAACCTAGGGGACGGATGGAAACATCCCCTCCACTGGTTGGATCCCGGAGCATCAGTCGGTGGACCCTTTGGGGTCTCCCACGATGCCACTTTGTGGGCTAGCCACCCGCAGAGTGATGAGAAGCACTTGGAGCGTTCTGGACGCCCTCAGCGCGTCAGCATCAAGCTGAGGTGGTGCTCCCCGACGTAGTCGGGGTGCTGGGCCAGCTAATTAGCTGACCGGTGGGAGGGACCAATTCCCCTCCCGGTTTAATAGACCGGGGGAGGGACAATCCCTTTGGGGCTCCCGCGCTTTCGCGCGGGGGACGCCCCAGGGAGGTTGCACTTGGCAGT